AAGCTCTTTGGTAGACTTACCATCACCAATACCATTGTCTTTAGTAGGATGGACATAGCAAAGCCCCCTAATTATTGGCCTGTATGGTTTGCCCTCGGCATCCATATAAGGCTGAAGATTAAAACCTATCAACCACCTACTAGCGTCAGATAGTGCATAGGTTATTACTACTTCGTGAAGTTCTGCCCCTTCCATTGGACTACCATCTTTATCTATCCCAGGAGAAACAGCTATAGGGTCGCCATACTCATCTTTCTCTAATACCTTGCACCAAGCCTTGCCATATCTCTTGATGAGGTCGTATGGTTCATCTCCCTTAATAGGGTTTTTCTGTTGCTCATCTACAGAATTAGTTGTTTCACTTGAAGTCTCTGTTTCAGCAGGGGCTTCGCCTAACTTATCTAGCCCGAAATATCCATGTGTATCTGCATCTGCTTTTAATTCAGATAAAGTCTTTTCTCTCCTTGTGAATACAAAAGGTTTATCCTGTATTGAATAGACATAACTATTATCAGTAAAGACATTTCTAGGGTCTAAAACATCATAATTAAATCTATCCGTTACTATTACATCCCCTACAACGTCCCTCTTCCTGGTTTTTATTTCTACTTCATTTTCGTTAGGAATGGCAACGTCAATTATCTCTTCTTCCTGCCCCACCACCATGCGTTTAATGTCTTGTTCCCACCAGCATTCAAGATATACTGACCCTTGCAGATGGTTAATGGTCTTACCGCGAACAAATTTCTGATAATGATGAAGATGTTTCTGGTTAAGCGTCCTATTGATACATTCCTTTGCCGCACCAGCATTGGCCTTGGCCCCTTCGCTTTCATCCTCAAGATATGCTCCTATAAAGTCTCTACTTACGAAATATTGCGAAACATCTAATGCCGATTGAGTCAGCATATGGGCAGGAAATTCGGGGAGGCTGATATCACTCATCCAATCATAGTCTTTTTCAGGACGTTCCGAATCAAACAAATCTACATATGTCTCGAACTCATCGTCCTCTATACTCTTATTGGATTTAGCGGTTTGATATTCTCCGTCTATTATCACATTTGATAAAGCATCTTGAATATCCTTACTGATATCAGCCATCTATCTTCTCCTCCCCTGAAAGTATCTTTGTGTCCTTGGCTGTGCTTGCCTGCCATGATTTATTGCCCTTGGTCTAAATGCAGGGCTTTTAAATATTGCTTCCCATACCATATTCATATGAGAGAATTTCTGTTGTGGTGTATTCTTATCATCCTTAGAACTCCTATCTGAAGCCTTGGCCCATTCTGCCCATCTCCACTGCTTCAAACATTGCTGTGCTGTTTTACAATGATTTAATACCCACATGGTAGGCAAAGTTACTTCCTTGCCGTCCTCGATAACCTTGTTATTAAAAGGCTTGCGTACCCTTTTGGCATTCTTTAGGCGCATCCTTATTTCATCGCGGCCCTTCTCGCCCTTAGTATCCCAAGTCTGCCAATATCCACCCCTGCCTATACCATCACTCTTAAGATCATGAAATTCCCTATTTATGTCATCCAACACAGTAATGGTATCTTTTGCTGTAGCTTGCGCTAAGGGGTCTACAAGGTTAAGGGTGTATTCATAATCACCGCCCATCAGAGCATTTTCCTTGGCAATCTCCTTGGTTGTGTATTTCTCCGGGGATATAGTAAGCTCATCGTAAATAAAAGCTTCGTTGTCAGGCGATAAAGCTATAAACCCGTTAGCCCACGGTGTTTTAGGATGAAAGTCAATCCCTCTTGCATGGACAAAGTTAGGTGGCACACCTTCTGGGAATACATTCTCTCCGTTAATCACATGAGTCTGAAAATCAAAGTCTTTAAATATTCTCCCTGATACCTGCCTGAATATACCGTATCTCCTTATAGCAAGCCTGTCAGGGTCAGATTCATTCATAAACATTCTCTCGATAACTTCTTCATCAAGAGTAGGATTATCGTCTGTAGCGGCCTGTATGACAGCTATATCATGTTCACTGTCGGTATGCTCTATTTGTTCAACCTTGTTGTTGCCAGTAGATAGAAAGTTACATATAGCTTCAGTCCTGTAGTAAACATTTGCCTTCTCAAAGATCTCATCATACGTCCATGTAATAAAGTTGGCTGGCGTAAGGGTTATGATTAAATCTCCATTCTCGGCCAGGAGTCTTGGCCCCTGCTCACTATGGAATTCATAAGGCGCTTCCTCATCCTCCCATATGGACATACGCTGGACTCCTGCCGTAGCCTGTGCTGACATATTGTAAGATACGAACTCTACTACAATATCTGACCCTTCGCACACCAGAGGTGTTCCATCTTCATTCAATCCAAAGGCTTTACCCGCATTAGGGTCATGCAATATTAAATTAGACACCCTGGCAGTGATATCCTTCTTTATCAGGAACGCTGGTAGCCATTTTTTAAACTCTGGGTATTGAGTATTCCTTGTTTCTGCCGAGGCCCCGTCTTCACCTGTGTCGCCGCTTTCATTAGGGCAAACCTCTGAAGCAAATCTAAATACCCTTGAGTTCCTTTTATGTATCGTTATCCTCTCGCCACACTCAGTACATACATTATCTTCCGGCCTACTCTTAATGCTATATTTATGGCTACTGAATTGAAGTATCTTTTCGTCACATTCAGGGCACTTTCTATTTTTAGGCATCCCCACTGTTCTATGCCCATTCTTACAGTACCTACTAGCGCACTCAAAATAGAGTACATTCTTCTCAGGCACAGGATGCCTACCCATTACCCTTAAAACATACTGGTAAGCCGTAGAACTCGTTTTCATGCTCTGGTTGCCGGTGAATAAACCGATTACCTTGTGAGGCAGTCTTAAGTATTGCTGAAAGGCCCAAGTCTTCTCCCAGCTCATTAATCCTGCTAGAGCATTTAACTGTTTAGCGTCTTTATCGGTTAGACCCATATTTCTCGTATGCTTCCTTTTCAAACCTTATGTTCCGATATGCACCCCAATGGGTTAAACCGCTTAATCTTCCCAATACATAATCCCACGCATATACAATATAAAAAGGGATGAATAGCCACTTAATCTGTTGTTCTACGTGAAGTTTCTCATGGTTTACCAACCATTTAGGGCAATCTTGTTCAGAATAATTAATAAATATAAATATAAATATTGTTATTCCTTCAAAGCCAAACCATTTAGGTATATTTGAATTATAAAAAATCATTTTATCTGATATGTATATGTGTAACTAATAGTATCGTTACCAACCCCAATGGGAAAACCATAAAACTCTGCAAGATCATTTGTAAGATCAGCTATAACCATAAAAGCATCCACCACTGTTGCAGTTGCATCCAATTTGTTTGCGGCTCCAGCTAAATCAACTAACCCAGTGAAATTACTTGCAATCGGCAAAGAAAGTGTAAATTTTGTTAAAGTTGTAGTTGTGGTTGGATCAATGCTCAACATACCTGACACTGTTACCATATTTCCAACTCTCATATATTTAGCTGTATGAGAACCAGGCGTCCCATCAAGATTTACAATATTGCCAGCACTAGCCATATAAATACCAAAATCAAATATTGTATCTGCGTCAGGCATTGTTACAGTCCTAGTATTGCCAGTTGTGATACCAGAACATTCAAAAGCTAGTTTTTTTGTATTATCGCCATTATCTACGAATTGACAAGTGTTATCCTGTAATGATTTATTGGATAATACTACAGCATGATCTTTCATAACCACTTCATCATCGCTTGCAAGTAATGGAAGGTCTACACTTCTATCGGCAGATAATTCATTTACCGTGAAGACATATTGATGGTCGCCAGTAGTGTCATCTATCTGAAGGCTATTAGCAGTCATGACACCGCTAGAAGTTATAGCTGCTCCAGATACATCATTAGCCGTGATGTCATTAGCCGTGATGTCATTAATCGTTAAATTACCATCTTTATCCCAAATGAAATCAGTTGAGGCAAGAACCTTAATAGTATCTTCGATAGGTACAATAGGAACATTGTTATTGTTTCTTTGCATTCTTACCCAATATTTAGACGCAATAGCGTTCACCGTATCGGTTGCCCAATCTCCAGGTATTGAATAAAATATATTGCCATTCTCTCTAAAGCCATTAGTATCGTCCGAAACAGGTAGGGCATTCCAAGAGCTACCCCCTTGCGAATATTCAAATATTGTTTTTATAGATTTACTAGCACCTGTAGCTAGAATAACCTCTATAGTGTTAAACTGTGAAGCATCCCCTATATATATATAATCGCTATTTTCATCAAAGATGGATACATCTGAACCCGCTGAACCAAATTCAGTAGTAACATCTGTATACGAAGCGCCAGAATCATCATATTTAAAAGCTGTATCAGTCGCAACTACCGAACCAGAATGATGATCTATGACTCCTATCCCTGCTCTTACATCAAGAGCGTCCATTTGCATACCAGAGCCTAAATCACCCACCTTAGAGACTTCAATAGCATTTACATGGGCATTAGTAGCTCCTGAAATATCAGCATTGAAATTCAACCCCTTAACTCTTATCTCAGATGAACTACCATCAAGGTCTTGGACGATCACTATACCGCTTGTATCATCAAATCCAGCAGGTTTCACGTCTATATGTTTAGCCCTAGTTCCCGCTACCCCTGCGGTATGTTCTTGCCTTTCAGCACCTAGAGTAATAGTCCTTGGGTCAGTCCTACCGTCTATAAAGAAATTATTGTCACCTTTAAGAATCATTCTATTTGATTTAAAGATTTCAATATCATCAATAGTCTTTGATTGAAAATTAGTCTTAGACATGGTTATTTTAAACAGTTGCTCTTGGGTATAGTTAGTATCATCCACCCAAAACTCATATAAACCACTTGTGTCAGTAGTTACCGAATTAACCGCAGCACCACCTGAAGAGGCAGTATATACGCTTGCAGCAGTATCAGTACCCGCAAGATAAGCGCTCACCGTAGCACTATCTATCCTGCGCCCATTCCCATCCGTCCAAACACCTTGATATTTAAAACGAGCCATTATTTACTCCTAAGCAAATGCAATTTCATGTTCATTACCAGCACCATCCTGAAAATACAGTTTATTATCACTCTTAGTATAAATCTTGCCATAATCAGCAACCGCAGAAGGTTCAGTAGTTTCCTTGATAGTTATAATACCATTCGTAGCTGTAACTTCTTTTACTACTAACTTCTCTGGATATCCCTGAAAACCATCTCTACTTGCTGTCATATTATTTCCTAATTAAAATGTATTACACATTTAGCTAAAATATGAGTTCCGCCACCACCAGCAGATACACTTTCAATACAGTGTCCTATCTCTTCAAAATGAGCAGCTACCCCTGCCGCTGGTGGCGCACCTTGAGTTCTCGCATATCCAGCTTCAACAGCACCAGTAGCAACCCAATTCCCATGCACAGCAGCAACATTATCTTCAAAGGCTACATAGGCCATTCCTGAAAACACAACCCAAGCATAAGCATCGTCAGCTATGCCAGCATCCAAAAATACGCCAATCGCATCATCGTCATTCGCACCCGTAAGGATAACACCATTATCTGTAGCAGCATCAGAGCATACTATTTGCCCCTTCACTGTAGCAGCACCAGTTCTATTAAATAATTTAATAGCAAGACCCCCATCTCTAGTTATCCTGATATCTCCAAATATAGGCGACTCTGGTAGGCCATGTATGGCCCCCTCATTCATACTTGTCATTAGAAAAACACTGTTGCCTTAACTGTCCCCTTCGCCCCGCTCACCGCATCAATACATCTAAAATTTCTAACATTAGGCCCACTTCTAACAACATAACTATTGCCTGCCGCTAATGGATGCCCTATATTGGTTCCAGAAGCAGCAGTAGGGTCAGTGCCATGAAAGGTAATATGAACAGTCTCATCTTCACAGGTAAGCAATGCGCCTATTGCAGACATTTCAACACCATGTATTACTTTTTGATATTGTGCTGGATCAATGCCTGTAGCTGTATCTTCAGGAGTAATATTCTCATACCCACCTCCATCACCTAAAATATCTGTTACTATCATGTAATCCTCCTAGATTATCGTATTTTTACCACTTAATTCTTTAAATGCGTCAAATTGCTTATCGTATATACTAAATGCTACATTATGTGCAATGACAACTGCTGCCGCTTCCCCTAAATCTAAATTACTTACTGTAAGATCGACTGTTCTTGCCGCCTGATTATCGTCATATGACATTAGCCCAAATACATATCTAAAGTCTATTTTTGCGTGTAGTAATACTGACAAGGTATCTACAAGAATTGTTCTCCCACTATCTGAGTAAATTTCACAGATTAATTGCCCGAAAGAACCGACACTTTCATCCCTGCTTATGGTTGAGTAATAAGTTTGTCCTTGTGTTAAGTTTACAAAATCAAGATACGGTGTACCTGTATAAACTTCTATTATATAATATCCAACTCCAGCAACATGAAGCATCTCAAAAAAAGTCTTTCCTGCTCCTATTAAACCTTGCGAATCATCAATATCATTAGTTAAGGCCCATGAAGTTATATTACCCACGGAAACACTGTTATCAACATTGGTAGTGATTAGATGTGTAAAGTCTCCATCAAAATGATTTAGGACTTTATCATCATAAACATAAGAATCTTCGTTTCTAGTAACCGCCGTACCAGTGATTGTAGTTGCTATTACAACTAAAGGATCTGGTACTTTATCAGTAAACTTTGTATATGTGGTAAAATCTTCAATAGCCACTAGATTATATCATCATCCAAGTTACAGGAAAACCGCGTACTATTATATAAAGAATTTTTCAATACTCCTTCCGCTTCCAGGATCAATTTCATTTTTACATCAAATCTATCTTTACGGTATTTGTCCCAATTTTCTTGAGATAATGTACCATCATGGTAAGGAAAAAACTGCTGAACCCTTGCCCTTAACTTTTGATATTCAACTTCCTTTAGCCCTTCCCTAAACCACTTACCAATTATATTATGCTCTCTCCTTAAAAGCTCAATACCTCTTTTTATAAAAGCATATTTAGCAGCATTTGTAGTAGCCAGAAATGGATACTTAATCATTTCTTTTCACAATCTTCATGTTTACCACAACATTCTTTTTCACAAACATCACCTTGAGATCCATCCTTATCTTTCCTATAATCACCGTGACCAAATATGCGATCAAATTCATCCAAGTGCTTCGGGTCAGTCATTGGCTTAGGTCTTGTATCGAACATTAGTCCATACTCTCTAATAGCTTTCGCTGCTTTTCACGCCTAATTTCAATCGCTGTCTTTGCACCACCACCTATCTTCTTGCCAAACCCTATAGGCTTGACTTTCTTAGGCTTGGGCCTCTTAGGTATCTTTATCCTTACGCCTGATTGATCCGCCATTTAATCCTCCATCACAGCTAAAAGTTCTTCTTCCCTCATTATTAACAACTCTCTATCCTCATGTGCCAACTCTACACCGGAATAAACGCTAAACAATACCTTATCGCCCTCTAAGACTTCCATAGGGATGATATTACCACTCTCCCCTAGCCTTCCCTTACCTACTGCAACAACTATCCCTTCACAAGGCTTCTCGCGCGAATCATCAGGAATAATAATACCACCCTTACTTACCTCCGCTGCCTCTGTACGTTTAACTATAATTCTATCGTATAACGGTTTAATCATTCATTACTCTCCAATTAATAATTCATTTCTCGCTTAAACATATCTTTAGCTATATCCAATAATGAAACACATTCACTCATCTTTAACCCGGCTTGCGACCATCCTACTGAATACTGGTCATCTTCTGTGTTTAAATATATTATTACCGCTTTATCAGGGTTACCTCTATTTTCCTGTTCCCCTATCTCATCCTTAAGTAATTGAGTAACTGTCCTATTACCTGTATTTGCTACCTGATCTAGCCTAACTACTTTAAGCATCTCAAACCTTTAGCTGTCTGTGTGTCTGTGTGGAATATATTATATATTAGTAGGAATCGGAAACCGAACCGCTCCCCCTCCCCCTGGTCAAGAGTTAACATAATGTTCCTTATAAGACGCACTCACTACCTTTAACCTATTGATATCATTGCATATTAAGTTATCAACAAACATTATCATTATTTCTCCACAGGATCAAGGTTGAGTTGTGCACAGGCTAAGATGAAACATGTTGTGTGTTGCAGTCGGAAACAGAACATATTTAAGGTTTCCCCTTTACATCATATATCAAAGTATTTATTTCTTTGTCGCTCATATTGTTTATTCTATCTCTTGTCTCTCTGCATACCTTGGCAAGCTCGTTATCCATTACTGTATCTCTGGATACTGTAAGAGTATCGCCGTATTGTTTGGTATTAACCTTTGGGTTACTATTCATCATCGTTTGATATCTCTTCGTAGTCAGCATCAATGATACCGTCTAGCTGGTCGCCTAGTAGGTCGGTTACTTGTGAGCTTATTAGTGTTTTGCTGTTATCATTGAATATATTAACGATGTGCATTGATGGCGCATGACTTGGTGCTATGCCTGTACTCTTTAGGATCATCTCTGCCTTTTTGTCTATCCTTGAGAGAGCTTGTTGTTTAGTGGGCTCTAATAGGTCGGCATCGCTGAGAGTTTTGGCGAGGTTAATCTCTCTTATGGTTTGGTCGGTAATGGTGGACAGAGTAGCGTCGATTAGTTTCGCTTGCTCTTTCTGGATGAGTTCTTTATGGCGTTGGGTGATTCGATTGGCTGTTGAGTGGCTTATGTCTATTCCTGGGGTGTTGGCAATAGCTCGGCTTGACTTACCTTGAGCAGCCAGGGCAACTATTGGAGCTTCATCTGGTTTTAACGTAGCACTTTGTAACATATTAACCTTTAAGACACATTAAGGAAGTAATATCTTGCGGGCAATCCTCGCCCTTATCTATTATGTAGCGGTTGGGTGGACAGGCATGGACAGTTAAATAGCATTTTCCTTAATGATATCAATGGCTTTTTTTATTTTACGCTGGACAGTCTTAGTTGCACTGAATGAATTAAACGTGGCTATTTCTTTATGTGTCATGTTGAGTATTATTGATTGTAAAAGGATGGTAGCATCTAAGGGGTCTAAGGTTATCAATATATCCCTTGTTGTCTTTGGGATCATCTCTGCAATGTCTTCAATAGTTTCAGAGCGCATGTTTGTTATTCTTGGCCCTGGCTTAATTAGTATCTTAGGCTCTGGCTGATCTGGACATTTTAAGCAAGCCCTTGATCCTCTCCCTTTATTATATGAAGGGCAACCGTTGCAACTCATTTTATTAACTCTTTGATTCTTATTGAATTGTTTTCCGTCCTTATATCTATGGGAGTGTATTGTTCGTCTTGGGGATCTGGTTTAGTATGATTGCCACAGCTTGACCTATTATCATATAAAGTCTTTCTTATTTCTAGCTTTTCCCGATATTCTTCTAATTCTGTTCTCTTTCGGATAATCCTTATCATATGGCCTTCCTTATCTTCGATATAAGACACTAACGTAAATAACTATATAGTAAGGGCAGGGGGTTATACAACTATTTTCTCTTTACATCCCATAATCGTATACTACTTTATGACTACTTCATATAGTTCTTTATAACCATTTATGCTTTTATTGCATTATTATATTGCTATCAGTTAAGCGGCTTGGTATAGTTAATTTAAGAGTTAAGCAGGTTAACAATTAAGGGAGGAAAAGAAGATGGCATACCAAAGAAAAACAATAGATTATTACTCTATACAGGGCAATAATGGATATGGTTGGGAAGAGGAAACTGTA